CTGATCCCACCTGGGCGGGATCGAAAGCCCCGGTACCCAGATAAATGATCGGGGAAGTTATATGCTGAGGCTCCCAACGGGTGTTGGTCGCGTTCCACACCGGCACCATGCCGTCCTCGGCGGTGGCAAGCTCCGTGCAGTCGCTAAGCTGCTCCAGCTTCAACTCGGTGCCGACATACCCGCGCACCGCCGACACGGTGACCAAGGATGTGTCCTCGGCGGGATCCGCCACCGGCACCAGCGTGAAGTCGCCGGCCACGATCCGGTCGGCTTCCTCACCCAGCGTGTTGGCGGAAAAGGCCAGCGTGTCGATGCCGTCCAGCGTGCTCGATGCCTGCCATGCCGTGGCGGTGGCGTCATATCTGAGAAACTGCTTGTCGGTTCCGGGTGGCAGGATATTCGCTAGCGGGACCGAATCCCAGCGGGTGAAGGCAGCGTTCCACTGCATAACGTCTTTGTCGGAGTTCCCAGCCGGGGTTACCACTGGAGCCGATCCAGGCACCCATTTATCTGCGGATACACTCCATCTTAATATTTGGTTTTCAACTGTCCCCTTGTCCAGACCGGGATCACCTTTACTTCCTTGTGGCCCTTGCGGCCCGTCGATACGGCCGAGTTCGACCCAGCCGGCTGGAGGTTGCGCCGGGATGGCGGGATGCAACGGCGGGTCACCAGGCTTGGCCCCCGGCACTTCCGGCACTGCTGGCGTGGCTGGACCCGCGGATGCCTGCGGGTTGGCAGGGTCATAGATGTATAACGAACGCGAGCCCGTCACCAGCACCGTTGTAAGCAAAGCCGGCCGAGGCGGCAGATGATCCGCGAAATCAACGCTAGCTGAGATTTTAAGAGTTTCTCCAGCCGGCCCGGCGATATTTCCCCCGTTGATCCACGACCCAGAAATTTCATCGTAACCATAGATGCTTTTTGTAGACAATACAATCCTTAGCTCGCCAGCCAGCCCAGTCTTCGGCAGGTCTTCCGGCTTCTGGACCGGGGTATTCATGAACACTGGAGCGCGGAAGCTGCCACCCTCGTCAATCCCGACTTTCAAGAACTCCTTAATATCAATACGGTATGCGATGCCACTGGTCGGATCGCAAAAGGCCACCAAAGAATCGACCTTCGGTGTCCCCTGGGGTAGTTCGTCGATACTGCGCTGGCTCATCAGTGGCTCCGCCGGGTGTTGATGGGTGAATGGGGTTGCTTGCTGTTGCCGATCGGATCGTAAATTTCTTTATCCCAAAGAATGGCGTCTTGATCCTCGATGACCGGCTTCTCGCTGTAAGGCCGCTCATCCGCGCATTCCAGCGCGAGCAGGCAATCGTTCTGCTCGATCACGCTGCTGATCTCGAATACCCTGTTCTTCCATTCAAGGCGCCAGTTGGCCTCGCACTTGTCCACTAGGGAAGTCTTGCGGATCGTCACCGTGTGCGAGTAGGTGATGCTGGACCGTCCGACCGAGAGCGCCGTGCCACCACCGGAGCCGACCACCTCGGCGTAGACCGGCCCATGCCGGTCCCAGGTGATGATGTCCTGGCCGAACTCATCCTTGGCGTACTGGGGCTCCAGCAGCACCACGCGGTCCTTCAGTCTCCCCGCCTCGATGCCGGCCATCAGCGATAATCTCCGCTGTCGAATTCACGGAGGATCATGTCCACGCCGAAGGCCAATGGACCGCCGACGCTGGCGTTGGCCTCCCGGTTCAGGAACCAGTTGCCGACCAGCATCTTGATCGCCACCTTCAGACCTTCCGGCACCTCCTTGTCATCCACGGCAAAACCGGCCGTGAACTCGATGGTGACGCTGTAGTTCTCCTCCATGATCGGGTAATCCAGCAGGCTGATCAGCGGTGGATTCCCGTCCCAGCTCTTGAAGTGAATTCCGTCCGGTTGCCAGTTCGCGTTGACCAGATCCCCGTTGGCGTCATACTCGCTGACCTTCAGCAGCGGGGAAGGCAGCACCTCGGCATGCGAGTCCCCGGAAACCCGCTGCTTGGGCGCGATCACAAGGTAATCGCCGGCCGACAGGCTCAGCCAGTTGGGATTCGGACGCTGGCCTTCCACATAGAGCACCACATCACCGATCGCCACGGTGGCTTCCGCCTGGACCAGCGGACGACGTGGGAGCTCGATGAAGTCATGCTCCAGCGTGTCGATTGTGTACGACCAGCGCTGGTGGGTGATGCTGATCCGGCAATAATCTTCGCAATAGGTCTGCGCCGCCTTGATCAGCCCGGAGATGTACAGGTCATCATCCCCGCCATCGACGCGGAGATGTTGCTTCATGTCGGCAAGGGAGACGGCCAGCGCCGAAGGCTTGCCGATCTTCTTCAGGATCGGCCTGGCACCGCTATAAACATGGTGCCGGGATGCCCTCATTTCGCGGCCCTCTTTCTGGTGGTCGGCTTGTCGGCGTGCTCGTCATCCTTCTGCGGCAGCGTGTCCACCGCGATGGCGTAGCCGGCCTTGATCAGGTCGGCGGCCTCGGCCTTGTCCCGCTCGAACAAGTCGCCTGGCATGATCAGGAAAGTGGGAGACGCCATGCACTCCAGCGCCTGCAAATGAACCATCGCCATTATCGGATCCCCTTAGAAAAAGGACCGGCAGGTTGCCCCGCCGGTCCCGAGACATCAGAGGCCGGCGATTACTTCCACTTCATGGCCATCAGAGCCTTGTTGTTGACCACCTTGGCGTCGGTCCTCATCTCGGCGAGGAAGGCCGACTGGTTGAACTCGAAGTACCTTTCATCCGAACGCTTGAGCGTCAGGCTCATCGCGTCGCGGATGATGTACTTGCTGAGATCACCGAACACGGCGGCCACACCGCCGGTGGTGGTTGCCGACGGCAGGCTGTTGTCGATCACGATGGGGTGACCGAACAAGCGAACCGGAGCCATCGGGTCGCGGTAGTCGGTGACGAACACCGGCTCACCCGTGGTGGCATAGCGCAGCTTTTGCACCGCCGCCAGCGTGGCGTCAGACATCACGAAGGACCCGCCGGCGCGGTAGGCCAGGTCGACCTTGTTGCGCAAGGCCAGCAGGTCATCCACCGAGATTGCGCCGGCTGCGGTGGTGGAGCCACCGTCACCAGCCCCGACGGCGTAACCTTGCGGTTGTCCCGTCCCGGTGCCCAAGGCAAAGTGATCCGCCTGGATGCGCGCGATGCGTGCGGCCAGGAGCTCACCCAGCAACTCGGGGATGCTGATGGCGCTGTCCTGAAGGAGCTCCATGGACACAAGCACGATCCCGGAGGTGTACTTGTAGGCCTTCAACTGGACCTGGCTGAAGGTCACATCCGAAACCGCCTTCTGCGCGTTCTCGGCGACGATCGAGCCCTTGACGGCGGTGTCATCCACCACGGGGATGTCGATCTCATGGCCGCCATCGGTTCGGAGCACCTTGCAGTAGTTCCGCAGGTTCGCGGTGTAAAGCATGTACTTCTCGAACGCGCTGGCCAGCAGCTCGGTCGGGACGAGGTATCCGCCCTTGGTGCCGGGGGTGGTCGCCTGGGGATCGGTGCCGCGCAGGCTCATCGGCTTGGCCGACAGGGTGATCGGCTGCATCCGCTTGGTCAGGTCGAACCCGATCTCTCGGGCGGCCTTCACCATGCTGTCCGTCGCCAGTCCGGCGGGCTGGAGGAACCAACCGCGCAAGGCCAGATCACGACGAGCCATGGCGGCGTTGTCGTTCAGGTCGCGAACGAACTTGGGAGCGCCGGGTTTCACCATCCGGGTGGACTGGGGAGCCACCTTCGGGGTCTCCACGGGAGCCGCGCTGCGGGCTTCCGCCATCTCGACGGCGTCCTCGGCGGCAACGGCCGCGTCCTCGGCTATGGAAACTTCGTCGGCCACTTCGCCGACCTCGGCCTCCAAGGCGCCGACGCGCTCGGTCACGTCACTCAGTCCGGCTTTCAGCTCGTCCATCTCAAGTCTCTCCTCTGGGGTGAGTTCTCTTGTTTCAACCACAGACAAAAGCGCCTGTAGCCTTTCCCTAACTTCCATCGAAAAAACCTCCGGTTAAGGGAACTAATGCGTGGCAGTCTACCGACCGGCCCGCACTGTCACCCTGTGAAGCAGTTCCAGGAGCGCCAGCTTGTCACGGTCCATGCGCTGCTGGTGGTCCCGCATGGAGCGGACGGCCAGCGTGGTCTCGGGATACGCCGGCATCGAGACGGCCGACACCTCATGGAGCACCAGATCGTTGATCGTCCGCCGGCGCAAACGCGGGTTGGACTCATGCGGTTCCCATGCCTCGGAGTTCCGTTCCGGCAGGGTGAACCCGAAAGACATCTGGTCGCAGTCCCCACGGCGGACCAGTTCCGCCAGATCCCTGGCGAACCCGGTATCCGGCAGGTCGATCTCCACCGCCAAACCTTGGTCGGTGTCGTTCAGGCGCAGGGTGCCGTTGGAGCGCCGGCCAAGGAGGAGCCGGCTGTCGTGGTTCCAGAAGCCACGCACATCCTGCGAGGAATCCAGCGAACGCTTGAATGCCCCGGGTGCGATCCGCTCGATGAACCCGCCGAGGTCCTCGCTGTCGGAGTTGTAGACGGCGGCCAATCCCCGCAGGGTTTTCCCCTCGGTGTCAACGCCGGAAAGCTTGGACAGTCTGCGCTCGATCATGGTTAATCCTCGGTGTCCCCGTTGTCTTCCTCTAGGGTGGTGGGGGAGTTGGACAGCGGGTCCACCGAGGAGTCTGTAACCGGCATTTCCCCGGCCGGCGCCCTGGCACCCACACCCTTGCCAAGCGGTTGCATGTTGAGCGGTTGCAGGTACTGATCGCCTTCCGGCCCGATGGGATCGAGGCCTTCCAAACGCCGGCAATCATTGGCCGACAGCCAGCCCCAGTTGCGGGCCACCGCCATCGCCTGCACCCGGCGCTCGATGTTGGCGCGCAGCAAACCGTTCAAGTCGTGCTCAATCTTGTGCGTCCTGCGCTCCATGGTGGACAAGCACTTGAGCATCAATTCCTGTTCGATCCGCACCAGGATCGGTTGCAGGCAATCGGTGAGGAATTGCTGTTGTTCCGAGTCGATCGTCTTGAACCCGGGGGAATCAATCGCCTTCAGCTTGGACAGCGGACAATTGAACCACCTGGCCACTTCCCGCACGGCGAACTGGCGTTGTTCGAGGAACTGGGCATCCGTGGCGTTGGTCTGGACCGGGTTGAAGGTCATGCCGTTTTCCAACACTATCACGCGTCCAGCATTCTCCACGCCGGAATGGACGCGGGTGAAGTCCGCCCGCAGCCTTTCCACCGCCTCCGCCGTCAGGCGGCCGGGATGTTGTAACACTCCCGCCGACTTGATGCCTTGGTCCATCATCGCCTGCGCCACCGTTTCGGCGCTCAGCGTCAGGCCCAGGCTGGATGCCGCTCGGCTCAGGATGGACACGGCCATGATGCCGTTCTCGTCCAGGGGACCGGTGCGGACGTGGATGACATTGCGGGCCGGGAGGTGAGTCTGCTCCTCGGTCCCGGCGGCGTAGGTGTACCAGATGGCGCCATCAGCGTCCCGCTCGGCGGTGACATACTGCGCCGGGAGCCACCACAGAGCGCGGACGGAGCCGTTGGAATAGCGTTCGATTTCGGCAAACCCTGATCCGTACAACAGCGCATCGTTCATCAGGGTAGTGCGGAAATCCACCGCCCCGATCTCGGTGTTGGGGAAGGCGTGGAGGAGATCGTACAACGGGTGATCGGTGGCCTTGGCCCGACCTTCCCCGGATGACCGGTACAGGAACAAGGGAAGGCTGGCGATGGTGTTGGAAATTAGGCTGATACAGCAGTGAACGGCCGAGATCGTGACGGCTTCATGGGGGGAGATCCCCCCGGCGTGGCCGAATAGGCCGGCCGCGCTTCCATCGGACAGGTTCATTCCGACAGTTTTCCACACGCCACCCTTGGGGTGGGACCTGCGGAAAAGGCCGGCTATCCAGCTTTGGGCTGATTGGAGGAGTGGTGCCATGCCGGACAAGATACCGGCATGGCGGAACTGTCAGGTTTTAGGCGGCGAGGAAGGCGTCCAAGTCGATGCCGAGTGACTGGCAAAGTTCCTTAATTGAGCGGACATAAAGGTCTACTTCTTGAAAAGCTTCAGTCGATCCGTCAAACTTTTCCCGAAAAGCCTTTCTGCCCGTGGGGATATCCTTGCTGCTGAGAGTCTGCTTAATTGTGTCCTCTAAAGATTTGGCATTCCAGCCAGTCATCCTGATCTCGTCAATAACCTGCCACCCTTTTCGACGGTGCTTTTCCAGCCTACCTGAGCCAATGTTCATGATGCCGTATTTTATTTGGCCAGGCCTGTAAAGCATGTAGATGAGACTGGGCTTGGCTGTCTTAAAACCAGTATCCGCACATTCGCGACAACCGCAACCGCCCATTGCTCTAGTGTTAACAGTTGCTGTCCATTCGTGACCGCAGTCTGCGCATTTCCAATTTTGAACTAGATTTGACCCAGCGGACAATGAGCTCAAGTCATTTGGCCCCTGATGGTCTTTGACCAAGTGGGGGTAGAGAAATGCGGCGCTTTCTTCATACGGTACTGTGCTTCGTTTTCGAGAACCCTCTTTGTCGCCGCACTTCTTGCAACCTTGACCCTTTACCCTGTTGCTTACAGTCGATGGCCATTTGTGGCCACACTCTGAACATTCCCAGTTTTCAACAAAATCAGAACCTCGGCCAAGAGAGCCAAGATTTCTAGGGCCGCGATGTTCTTTTGCTAAGTGTGGAAACAAAAACGCTACGCTTTCCTCATATGGAACTGTGCTATGTTTTTGCGCCCCAGCCTTGCGCCTACACGGTTTACAGCCCCTGCCATTTGCCCTATTACAAATTTTCGCTGACCATTTATGCCCGCAATCTGAGCATTCCCAGTTTTGAAATAAATTAGATTGTGGACCAAGAGAGCAAAGGTCGTTTGGCCCACGGTCATCCTTAATCAGGTGGGGGTAGAAAAACGCCACACTTTTTTCGTAAGGAAATGTTCTGCGCTTTTTAGCCGAAGCTTTGTCGCCACACGGTTTGCAGCCGTGCCCATTTGTCCTATTGCGCACAATGCCAGACCATTCGTGACCGCAAACCTTACATTTCCATTTCTTTGACTTAGAACTAGACCCAGTCACATCCGTTGTATCATCCAAGCATTCCTTAACCAGTTCATCGTGCGTTGTGGCCAAATCATTCCACCCTTTGATCAGCGTGCCCCTTTTTAACTTCTTCCCATCCGGCCCATACTTGCACCGGTGCTTCCAATCCTTGATTGGGCTTTCTTTTTTGTGCTGGCAATCTTTAGACTCACACATGCTCAGATCCCTCCAATCCAGGGGTTTGGGAAGTGGCCCGTCGATGAGTACCAGTCATCGGCGGGCTGCGCTAATTATACGCTCATGAATCAGTCAGGTATCACGCTTCTTCGGTCCCCGTTTCCTGTCCCGTTTGGCCATCACCTTGAGGTCATCCGGGTTGATCAGCCACATGCGGGAGTTGACCCGCGTGGCCGGAAGCTTGCCGGTCCTGATCCACCGCTGGACCAGGACCTGCGACACCTTGAGACGTTCGGCCGCCTCGGCGGTGGTGATGAGGTTCACTTGGCATTCATCCTTTCAGCCAGGACAGACGCCGCCGCGTTGATGGTGTCCATCACCTTGTAGGTCGCCAGCGCCAAGCCGGAAACCAAGAACACGGCAGTGTCTATCAGCATCAACATCTCGCGGTCTGATATCAGGCCGATGTTGAGGATGTTGGATGTTTCACCAGTGAGCGGGAAATGTGCCATCAGGATGACCCAGCCAAGGATCGATCCAATGAACAGCAAGAGCGCGGCAAAGCGTGCCAATATCAGTGGCTTGACCAGACTCGCCTTGCGCCGTGCCGGAACTGGCATCTCGGTGAAATGAACCATCGGCTTTTGTTTTGGCGCAACCTTGGCCTTGTCGGCCTCGCGCACATTGCGGATGTAGTCCAGAGTCTCTTTGCTTACCGTGCTCATTTCCTTACCCTCCTACTTTCCTACCCTTTAATCATACGCATGAACCAACCATTGGTTCACATCGCCACAACCGTCCAGCCACCGAAAACCTTGGGACCGTTGCTGAGGACCCGGGTGGTCAGGTACACCCCGGTGATCCCGTCGTAAGCCAGCGTCTTGCGAACCCCTTCAATGTTCAGCCCGGTCACCGTGAACCCGTCGCTGCTGGTCATCTTGAACATTTCCTTAACCTCCATCCGTCCTTTGTATACCTAATTGTACGCATGAGCGAACCAATAGGTTCAAGGGGGGAGGCGGAATTTTTTCGGTTTTAATAATTAGGTGGGGATTCTTAAATAACCGTAAGGCTGGAATAGTTCGAATCGTTGGCCGCCTCATGGAAATCCAGGCGTGCCAGTGCCATCACGGCCGCCACGGCCATGTCGATCCGCTCCGTGGACTTGGCCTTGGAAAGCTTGATGTTCCCAGCCGGGTCTTTCTCCACCACGCAGTTGGACACGCACCAGTTGAGCACGGGATGATCCCCGTGCTGGATGCGTTTGGACAGGACGGACGCCTCCCAGAGCTTGGTGGCGGGTGACATCGAATAGAAGCCTTGGCCGAAACCGACCACATCCAGCCCGGCCTCCTGGAGTTCCTGCGCCAGTTGCGCCGCGTTCCAGCGGTCCACCGTCACTTCCCGGATGGAATACGTCTCGGCCAGTTCGAATATCTTCGCTTTCACTCTGCTGAAATCGATCACCTCCCCCTCAAACACATCGAGGAATCCATCCCTGGCGTACGCGTCATAACGCGCCAGGCTCTTTTTCTCGCGCATCCGGATGGTCTCGCGGGGAACAAAGCCGAATGGTTCCAGCCACACCTTCCCGCTGGGCAGCGCGAAGGCCAGGGTGATGGCCGTGATGTCCGACACGCTGGACAAGTCCAAGCCCATGTAGCAGGGAGAGGCGACCAGTTCATCATCCGAAGGCCTTGGCCCGACGCACTCCTTCCATTTGTCCATGGGGATGAACACGGATGATCCCTCGGTCCATTGGTTCAGGTGCAACTGGCGAAAGACGTTTTCCTTGAGCGGGTTGGCCTTCGCTTCATTGCAGGCGGCCTCAAGGTAGTCTTCCTTGATGGTGATCCCCATGCCTGGGTTGGCCTTCTTCCAGTTCTCCGGAAGCCGCCAGTCCTCATCCGGTGGCAGGGAGTAGATCACCGGGAGGAATGTTGGGTCCACGATGTTCCCGTCGCGCACGCTCTCGGCGTATTTCCACATCGAGTAGCAGGGGCTTGTCCGGTCATAACCTGCCGTGGTGATGAAGGTAAGCAGGCTCTGACGACGGGAACCCACCGAAGTGGAAAGGACATCGATCAACTCGGAGTCCTTGTGGGCGTGGACCTCATCAACGACGGCCGCCGATAGGGAAAATCCATGCTTTGTGTTGGCTTCGGAACTGATGACCTTCAGCACGGACCCGTTGCGTTGGTTGACAATCTCGCGCCGGAATACCCTGCACCACTTTGAATAGACGGGAGACTGGAGGACCATCTCCTTGGCGATGGCCATGGCGATGGATGCCTGATTGGTATCGGCAGCGGCGCAGACAATCTCACCACCGGGCTCGTCATCCACCAGCAGGCAGTACAGGGTGATGGCTGCGGCCAGCGTGGTCTTCCCGGATTTGCGCGGGAGCGCCAGGAAAGCCTTGCGGTACTGGCGCAGTCCATCTTGGCGCTTGTGGCACAGCAATGGCTTGATGACCTGATTAAACTGCCAGTCCTGAAGCCGCAACCCTTGGCCAGCAAACTCACCCTTGCACTGCTTCAGGGAAGCGAAAAACGGGGGCAACGCCCCCGCCAACGCCAGATCGACATACCCGCCACCCGGCAGCGGGTCACGCTTGGGCAAGCTTGAAGACGGCAAGTTCCGGCTCTTCATCCTTGGAGGTGTTCGCTTGGTCGATTTCATTGGTTGTCAACCTTGCTGATCCACGCGCACGAGGTGTCAGGTAGAGAGCGGAGAATAGGTCACGCAGCTTGGACTCCTGACGGGAGACCTCCGCGACATAGGGATGGATGAGCAGCGTCCCGGCGCCGTTGGTACTCGTCCAGTCGTCCATGGTCTCCAGCACCGCCGCCAGCTTTTCAATCCTTGCGCTGATGCGCGAAGCCTGAACCAGCGTCTGCACATCAGCGTTCCCGCCAACGCCGACCATGTTCATCCGCCCACGCAAGTCCTGGTAATGCCACAACTCACGCTTGTTCAATTTCACCGGCGGCTTTTCAGGAATCCCACCACCAGGATGGAACCAACTGGACCGATCAGCCGCTTTGGTCCCCCTCTTTCCCATAAAACCCCCATTTTGAAATCAAATTTGGCGTAGGTATTTC